ATTAATTTTTTTAAATCTACACTAACCGTTCCAAAAATAAAAGATTTAGTAAATACTCCAAACAAGAAATATGAAAATATGTATGATATTATACATAATTCAAATGTTTCTTCTTCAAATACTTCTTCCTCAAATACTTCTTCATCAAATACTTTTTCAAATACTTCTCCTATCATTAGTGATGAATATAATCTTGTTGATTTAATACCAAAAAAGGAAGCATCAATGAAAAATGAGCTAAAAAATTTTTTAAAAAAACAATTACATAGTTCTAGTAACACAGGAACTGATATAACTGCTTTAGATTCAATGTCTAATGCAAATTCTTTTTCGCTTTATTAACATGTATAAAAGATAAAAGATAAAAGATAAAAGATATAAAGATTGATTATTATATACTATAATGCTTACTCAAAGTGATAAAGAGAACCTATTAAAAGAATTTCCAAATATAAAACTTTCTTATGAAAATATTACGCATAAGAAAGTTTATAATTCCGACTATATTGTAGCAATACCTGAAGGGAAAAAATGTTTCGCTTGGTTTACAAGTGTAAATGATAAGATGGTTTGTTTAGTTATGGAATTAGTAAATAAAAAAAATATTTGTGATATTAAAATTGTGAGTGTATGTTTTTCAAATGATCTAGCATATGGTACAATACTTTATGGAACAGTTATGTATAATTCACATAACCGATTTTTTTTCATTGAAGATATATTTAGTTATAAAGGAATGCTTGTAGATAGAGAATGTTGGGGCGAAAAACTGCTTAAAATCAATAAAATGCTGAAGAATGATTTGAAACAAATGTCTTATAACAATTCTTTTATTGTATTTGGCTTACCACTATTGTGCAAATCAAATGAAGAATTAGAGACAAAGATTGCGTCCTTAAACTATAAAATAGAGTCAATACAATATATCTTGTTTAATAAAGTAAATTGTTATTTGTTTATGAACTATAATAACTATATTAATTGCAAAACGAAAAATTATGAAAAACCACAGGGATTAGAACCTATAGCAAAGAGAGAAGAACAAAAACAAGAACTAAAACCATTGACGAAACAAACTTTAAAACAAGAACTAGTAAGACCAAAGAGAACAACCGTGTTTTTAATTCGCCCTGATATTCAGGATGACATTTATAACCTGTATTGTTTAAACAACGATTTGAAAGAAGAACAACATGGCATAGCTCATATACCAAATTATAGTACAAGTGTTATGATGAATAAGTTATTTAGAAATATTAAAGAAAATGACAATTTAGACGCATTAGAAGAAAGTGACGATGAAGAAGAATTTGAAAATGAAAACATTGATAAATTTGTTCATTTAGATAAATCGTATAAGATGGAGTGTCAATATAGCCACAAGTTTAAAAAATGGACACCCACCAAATTAGCAGATGTCTCAAATGCAATTGTAAATAGCATAGAGCTTAAAAATACATACAAATTCTATGAGCAAAATAGAAAGCGTTAGGATAAATTATATATTTATATAATATATGTCAGCGGGTTCTGGGGCTTCAAATTTAGGATATAGTAAAATAGCTCCATTAAGTAATATTAATGGAGGATATGTAAATGTAGATAGTTCAAATTGGCCTGGTAGATTTGGAAGTAATGAAATATCAGGATCACCTCCAGGAGTTTTTCCTCAAGGTTTAGCAGGAGCAAAAAGTAACATAGATGCTGCGGCAGGAATTTCCCCTGGAATTTGTCTATTTAAAGGGGGTTCAAAGGGGCTTAAAAGAAAAATAAAAAATATCACTAAACAATATAAGAAGATGAAGGGCGGAAGTAGAAAAATGAAAAGTTTGAAATATAGACTTAGAAATAAATATAGAAATTCTTCTAGAAAAGTAGCCAGAAAATTTGCTGGCGGTAGAAAATCCTCTAGAAAGTTTGCTGGTGGAAGGAGACAACGTGGCGGTTACGGTCAATACCAAAATAACTTACCTATGACTCCTGTTTACAAAGTTGCGGGAGTTGAATTGCCTTACAATCAATTAGGTTTAGCTAACCCACCACCTGTTACTCCTCTAAGCAATTGTGTCAATTGTGTTGACAATCTGAACGCGTACACCATGAAAGGTTTCCCTAGCAGAGGACATTAAAACAATTTTGTTACTGCAAACTTTTTTATATAATTATTAAAAATTATATAAAGGATACAAAACATAGAATATAAATTACAGAATGATTGCTTATAAATTACTTCGCAATAATGGTTCTAAAAATTTGTTAAGAGGAAGGGGGTTTTCTATACATAAATTTAATTATGAGGACCCTTTTTTATTTGAAAAACAGCTATCGTTAGATGAAAAAATGATAAGAGACGTAGCTTTTGATTATTCGCAACAATTTTTACTACCAGTTGTTAAAAAATCTTTCAGAAATGAAAACTTTGATAAAGATCTTATGAAAGAGATGGGAAATGTAGGTTTATTAGGCTCAACGCTTAAAGGATATGGTTGCTCAGGTGTAAATTATGTATCGTATGGTTTAATTATGCGTGAAATTGAAAGAGTTGATAGCGGCTATAGAAGCGCTGTAAGTGTTCAGTCTTCGTTGGTAATGTTACCAATCTACAAATTTGGATCAAAGGAGCAAAAGGATAGATTTTTACCAGAACTTGCAAAGGGTAATTTAATCGGTTGTTTTGGCTTAACAGAACCCGATCATGGAAGCGACCCATCTAATATGAGTTCGCGAGCCAAAGATTGCGGCGACCATTTTGTATTAAACGGTAGTAAAAATTGGATAACCAATTCACCAATCGCTGATGTTTTTATCATTTGGGCAAAGGATGACAATAATGAAATTCGTGGTTTTATTTTAGAAAAAGGAATGGATGGTCTAACAACGCCCAAAATTGAAGGCAAATTTTCTCTCCGTTCTTCTATTACAGGAATGATTTTTATGGACAATGTAAAGGTTCCTAAAGAAAATATGTTACCTCATGTAAAAGGATTAAAGGGACCCTTTACTTGTTTGAATAATGCTAGATATGGAATATCGTGGGGTGTTATGGGGGCTGCAGAAGATTGCTATTTTAGATCAAGACAATACTGTTTAGATAGAATACAATTCAAAAAACCATTGGTAGCAAATCAATTAATCCAGATGAAGCTAACCAATATGCTCACTGAAATATCATTGGGACTACAGGCGAATATTAGAATAGGTAGATTATTGGATGATGAAATTTTAATACCAGAAAATATATCTATTATTAAAAGAAACAATTGTCAAAAGGCACTGACTATTGCAAGAAATGCGAGGGACATGTTAGGAGGGAATGGTATATCAGATGACTATCATATAATAAGACACATGTTGAATTTAGAAGCCGTGAATACGTATGAAGGGACTAGCGATATTCATGGTCTTATAATTGGTAGAGGGATTACTAATCATAGTGCTTTTTAGATTGTTTTCAGTTTTTATATCTAGCAGTTTTTAAGTTTTACACCCATTATTTATAATAAAATTGAAATAACTTTATTATAAATAAGATATAATATAATTACCATAATGTCTGCTAATTTTGTAAACAAATTGTGTTATTTTTGCGATCGATATTATCTTTATCCTAGTTATTCAATAGCTAATCATAATGATTTATGGGTTTGTTCACATTGCAAATTTTCATTACCTATAAATTACAATAATAAAGAAAATGGGGAATGTTGTGTTTGTTATCAAGAAAAACCATTATATAAATTACCTACTTGTAATCATAAATTATGTTTAGAATGTTGTAAGACGATATATTTTGGTTCAACAACAAATGAAAGACCGATTCACTGGAATGAAATGACTGAAGAATATCCTAGATGGCCTTATGAAAATGTTGACGAACACGAAGATGATAAAAAACAAGAAGAATATTATTATTTTGAAGATACACATTTTAATTATGAAGAAAATACATACGATGAACTAATTGAAATTAGAAATAGTTTATTTTCAGACAGACCTGATTGGATGAATGCGGAGGAATTTATAAATTATGAAAATGAAAATTTTAAATACCAAATAAAATTAATAAAAGTAGAACATGATTTTGATGAGTATAATGAAAATAAAACAAGGGGAAATAGAACTTGTCCGTTATGTAGAAAAACCCCAAATTAAAATAAACATATGAAATAAAATAAGGTCTAAAATATTTTACTTCTTGAATGTCAATAAACATTTGCCGGTTAAATATTTATCTTTTGATTGTTCTGATTCTTCTTCACTATCGGAATCATTTGCAATACTTTTATCTGTTGAAGTATTGCTTTTTATTGAAATAGTTTTTTTTGTTATCTTTTTTGATTTGCAATCTTTTGTTTCAGTTTCATTTGGTCTAGGAGTGTATATTATTTTCCATTTATTTGTATCTGGTGAATAATCTTGGTTTGTTGTATAAATTATTTTATAATTTTCTTTTTTATAAAATGTTTTTCTTTTTCGCCATTGATTTTGAAATAAATCATGATTATCAATAATATCCACTACAACTGGGTTACTATGTTTCTCTCTAAGAATACGACCAACACTTTGTTCTATATCTGTTTTCGGAGTTGCCATGATTAATGTAGTAAGCGTTTTTATATCAAGCGCTTCTGCTGCCATTGAATATGTAGCAATAACAATTTTTTTACCTTCAGTTTCTTTTAATGCGGTTTCTTTCATTCCTCCAACATAATATCCAGTAGTTGCTATATTTCTATGAGCGATTGCATCATGTAAATATTTAAGAACATTTTTATTATGTGCTAGTATCATTATTTGTTGATTTGGGTTGTTTTCAAGCATAGTAGATAGAACCTTTAATATAAATTCACTTCGTCTATTATATTCACATAATTTAGATATCATAGTGCTATATGCCGGATTTCCTCTATAATCTGTTTTAACTTCGTTGAATTCATCATCATCTACTTCATATTTAATAGCATGTACAATGACTTCTCTTGCTTCATCTCTCTTTCCTTTAAATATAACATCTCCCAAAAACATTTTAAATACCTTTGTAGTTCCATCTTTACGATTCATTGTCGCCGATAATCCAAGCATATATTTTGTAACCAACTTGAATAATGAATTTGAAAAAACTTCACTTGAAATATGATGGACTTCATCTATTATAGTTAAACCAAAGCTTTCAAAAATAGAAGGAGGGTATTCTTTCATTGAGAGACTTTGAAGCATACCAATAACTATATCTTTATCGTCAATATCAATAATAGGACCTTGAATTTTACCCACACGAGCTTTCGGTAAAAATTGCTCAATTCTCTCTATCCATTGGTTCATTAAAAATTCTTTATGAACAATAATAAATGTTTTCTTTTTTAATTGTGATATAATATTCAGTGAAAGCACCGTCTTGCCGTATGCACATGGAAGTTCAAGCAAACCACCACCAAACCCAACTTTATTAACATGTTCCAAATATGTATTTACAACTACTTCTTGGTTTTCTCTAAGCTTACCAGCAAACTCTAAGTTAATGTCCAAACCCTCCGAAATTTTGTATTGTTTAGGAAGTCCAAAATTTTCACTTCCATAATAATGCGGCAAATAAAATTTATTAGATGATTCACGATAAGCAGGAAAAGTTTTACCTCCTTCAGAATTATTCGTAGGCGCTCCTGGTGTAAACGGTTTTATAGTTAAATCATTTCTAATTTTTTTTTGTTGCTCAACAGTAAGCTCGCTTTTAGTTATGGTATATCCCTTTTGACCTAAATAAGTATTATGTTCCATGATTGGTTATATTATTTAGTAAATAATGTTTATATCCTTTTGATGAAGTTTTTTATAAAGTTGTACAAATAAAAATCTATCAATATGATATATGGAAAGTTTTTCAAGTTTATTCAAAAAAGAACATATGGGAGAACTTGTATTGGTAATATTATTTATTATTTATTTGATTTTAGGTTTTAAAACGCCAGAACCTGTTGCCAATTTAGTAGATACTTTAGTAGGTAAAATAGTAATATTTTTAATTGTAATATATTTATTTATGCATGCTAATCCCATTTTAGCTGTATTAGCTTTATTTGTCGCTTTTGATTTGATCAGACGTTCTTCACTAGCAACGGGTATAGATGCTCTTCAAAAATATGGTCCCTCTGAAGAAAAGAAAATGTCTCAATTTACTGCGTTTAACCAATTCCCTTATACTTTAGAACAACAAATCGTTGCTGAAAGAGCTCCTATAGTTAGATCAGGTTATTCACTCACACAGGCTTCATATAAACCAGTTTTAGATAATCTTTATGATGCTTCTCCATTGACTGGCTCCAATTAAATAATAAAATAAATAATAAATAAAAATTATTATTTATTATTGACCTGGCAATCTTTCCTGCTGTCCGGCTATAGCATCTACTACCAATGAATCTTGTCTATTTTTATATTCTAGATTTTTTGCATTGTTAGTAATTTCGGCAATTCTTAATTCTAATTGTCTTTCTTCTAATTCATTTATCTTTATTTGTTCGGAGTCTAAATGTTTTTCTAGAAAACCTGTTTTTCTTAATTTTATTACCCAATGGTTACTCATTTAGTATATATTTATATAAAATATATTACAATATACAAATATATCTAAGTTTAAATATTTTTAATATATTTTCCCACCTCTTTGACCTGGAATGAAACTAGTAGGCAATTTTGTTGAACCTGTAGTAATAAATGAAAATATATAACTAATTATAGCAAACACAATAACAAATAAAATGCAGCCAATAATAATTTGCACTATTAACATTGTTACAGGGCTTTGCAGCAAATTTATTAAATCATAAGAAGGTGTGTTTTTAGAATATTCTACCGCAGTTTCTTCCGTTGATGAGCCAGTTGGGTTACATTTGATATAAATACCATCTCCAATAGATAAACCTGAATTTGGTCCAGAAGAATTGAAAAACAAGGGACCTCCTTGCATAGGTAGTGGATATGGCTTTATTATTTGTCTAAGTGTATTCAATGTGCTAGTATTTAGCGGAATTGCATATAAAGTTCCAAAAACAATCCATTCTGCATTACTTGCTGTATTTGTATAACTATAAAATGGTTTTTTAGGAACAATATCTTTTAATGTAAACCCGCTTAAATTTAAATTTGTAGAGTTACCATTAGCAGGTGCATTGGTTGCTACACTTTGAATAAGTTCTGTTATAAGATAGGATGCGGTTGAAGAATCTGTAGATGTTATTATAGGTATTGCCACGGATAAATTTTGACCACCATTTACTGGTACATGTGTAATTAATACTTCAGCAGCAGCTTTTGATCCATTATAATTATGAAGTGACGGAGATACAATAGAAAAATTACTTACATTATATTTTTGATTATTATATGTTACAGCGGGAGAAGTAGTGTTATCTGGTGTTAAAACAATACTAACACCTTGGTTTTGTGCAGTTAAATTACTACTTTCTGGGTAGTTATAACTGTAAGAACATTTCAAATCACATTTTCCTTGAACATTTTGATTACTTATATTAATATTTTGATTACTCATTAATATAACTATATAAATAAAAATATTAATTTATTTATATAAGAAATGAAATTAACTAAAGGAAAAATATCAAAATTATATAATAAGAAAAAACAAACTTTGAAAAAGAAGGTTAATAAGAAAAAAGCTTCAAATAAAAGAAGGACATTTAGAAGAAAACATAGATTTAATTTGGCTAGAAAATCACTAAAAAATATTTTTTATAAAAAAAATAAAGGGGGAGCACAGGCAGAGGAATCGCCTAAAGTTGTAGAAGAGCCGATTACACAACAACATACTGTAACAGCACAATTAGAACCTGTTATACAAGAACATGATGTTGGAACTACAAATATAACGCATAATGTAGAAGAACCAGTACCATTAGAACCTATTGCTCAAGCAGAACCTGTACCATTAGAACCTATTGCTGAAGCAGAACCTGTACCATTAGAACCTGTTGCAGAACCAGAACCTGTACCATTAGAACCTGTTACGCCAGAACCTGTACCATTAGAACCTGTTACGCCAGAACCTGTACCATTAGAACCTGTACCATTAGAACCTGTTACGCCAGAACCTGTACCATTAGAACCTGTTACACAAGAACCTGTACCATTAGAACCTGTACCATTAGAACCTGTACCATTAGAACCTGTTGTAGAACCTGTTACACAAGAACCTGTTGTAGAACCTGTTACACAAGAACCTGTACCATTAGAACCTGTTACACAAGAACCTGTACCATTAGAACCTGTTACACAAGAACCTATTCCTGAATCAGAACCTGTTACTCCAGAACCTATTCCTGAATCAGAACCTGTTACACCAGAACTTGTATCACCCCAAGAAGAAACAAACAAACCAAACGATCAACAACTATCACAAGCTGTAGAAACTGTTGTAAAATACTTTTCTGATGCAATCGCTAATTCAGTTGAAAAAAAAGTAGCAGAAAAACTTGAACAAAATTCATCTAATTCTGATGCAATACAAAATGGGTTTGATTCTCTAAACCAAGAGGTAAATAAAATGGCAACCGGAGGAGGTTATAAAACACGTAAATTTAAGCTTACAAAAAAAAATAAATCAATACAAAAACGTCATAAATAAACAACTTAAATAGTTAATAAAATATATATCATATGATTTATATAATATATTTTGCATTAATTAATCTATCTATTGTTACATGCCTACATTTAACTACTAATCAAATGTATCAAATTACAAATTTAATTAGAAATCCCAGTTTAGATTCGGATCAAAGAGAGAAAATAAATCAAGTGTTATACAAATCTTATGAAAAATGGGCTGTAAAAAAGGCAACCGATTTTAAGAAAAATAATATGTTTACATGTAAAAATATCAATACAAACGAACTAGTATTATGTAGTAAAATTGGTTTGTTTAAATCAATAAAAAAATATAATGGCAATTCATCATTTATATATTTTTCGGATTTTTATATAAAAGGTGAATTATTCAAACTAGTTACAAGTCATTATTCTTTTAGTAATATACCTAAAAGTACAAGAATGAAGAGTAAACAAAATTACTCAGAAGATAACTTATTAGTATATAAAGAAAATTTAGATCCCATATTAAGAAGCGATTTTGAAAATACTCCTAATTTAAATAAAGAAACGATTTTAGATAAAATGGGCGTATATGGATTAAATGTAGAAATGTGGGGAAAAATAAATAATTTAGATGCTTTTTCAAAAAGAATAATGTATTTAAAGTATGATAATGAATTTAATAAAATAAGAAGCAATAAATTTATTTGTGAATTGATGTGTTGTTCCGAAGAAAATATTAGGAAAAATTTGCGAGAAACTTTGCAAAAACTATTATAAAAATGGCAAATATTTCATTGTGCTATTATCATATATAGTTACCTTGTAAGCTTCGTTTATTCCTTCAATATGCACTACATCCGAGTTATATAATTTATCACATCCATATTCATTTGTGCAACTTTTACCATTACGTTTTATAGGTAATTTTACATTATTATGTTGATTGCTAGTAGTATAATAATTCCACATATCTCTATTAGTAAAAAGGGGACGCCCCATTAAAGCTAAAATATTATCTTTGCTTGTTCCTTGTATTGGTGTTAATATACCTACTTGTCTATAAGATGTGTCAACAGCTCCAACATTTGTAGAAACATTAATAGGAACCGCGCCTGGTGGTATTGCATTAAATCCAGGAATAAAATAACGCTCGTCTCTTAAAGGAGGATTATAAGGATTTATTAATGGATCTCCTGGTAAATTATTATAAGGCCAGCTAGGGAAAAAACCTCCAAACCAGCCAGAAGTGCTCTCTCTTTGCGTATCTTTTATAACTATTTTTTCAGATGGTCTATTGTTGACAATAATATTT